CTGGAGCTACCTGATCAGTCATGAACCACAAAGTATATTTAGTAAATCTGGGATGTTGTAAGACCTTCATTATGGCTTCAACTCCAGCGTTTTTTGACCGGCTCTCATAGCTCGAAAGTGAGCTGTAGGCTACACCAGTTAATTCACTGAATTCTTTACGGTTTAACCTTTCAGATTCACGGATTAGCTTCAACTTCTCCGAAACGTCTATTGACATAATTACTCCGATTGCGTAATTTCTTGCTGATGGTGTGAAATGTTGCGCTTCTGGAGTTATCCTTTTAGGCAATAATTAGCCATTAGGAGCCATTAGAAGCACTAAGGGAGAATCGTAGCAGATGAATAGACAGCTTGTAAGCGTGACTGATGCCGTGCCTTATCAGGAGTTTGCAAAACTCATTGGTAAAACTCCAAGAGCTGTAAGGGGCATGATTGAGAAAGGGAAATTACCAGTTATTGAGATTACTGACCCTCAGTCAGTATCGGGGCGTGCTGGTGAATATTGGGTATACCTTCCGGCATGGAATAACGGACTAAAACTGGCTTATGAAAGCCGTCCTAAAGAGATTCGTGACGGCTGGTTGATGTGGTTAGGTCTCGGTGAACCACGTTAAGGAGAACCGTATGAATGAGCCTCGTTGTATTGCTCAGTTATTGCGTAACGAAAGCCCCAGGGCGATTGACTTCACCATCACCCACGGTAAGGGGCGTAAGGGAATCATTATCCGCACCAAAAAACAGAGTCCGTTAAAAAAGGCTCTGACCTTTCTGAAAAGCCGGAGGGTCTGGAAATGACAGTGATGACGCTCAATCTCGTTGAAAAACAGCCAGCAGCTATGCGCCGGATAATTGGTAAGCATCTTGCCGTTCCTCGCTGGCAGGATACATGTGATTATTATAATCAGATGATGGAGCGCGAACGGTTAACGGTTTGCTTCCATGCGCAGTTAAAACAGCGTCACGCAACGATGCGTTTTGAAGAAATGAACGACGTCGAACGTGAACGGCTGGTTTGTGCAATTGATGAATTGCGTGGGGCATTCTCAAAACGCCGTCAGGTTGGCGCAAGTGAGTATGCATATATTAGTTTTTTAACAGTCAGTCAGCGTCGTACTTTATTTATGCATGCCGGATTGACTGAAAAAGAATTCAACCAGCCATACTGGCGAATTAATGAAGAATCATGTTACTGGCGTGATGCTTTATTCCGTGCATTACGTGAATTATTCAGCCTGTTTGAGTATGCACCGACAATTCTGACGTCGGTAAAACCAGAGCAATATCTGCATTAAGTAATTAACCAGAGTTTTTAACGCACTTAATCGTGCGGGGCTTCTTTTTGCCTGGAGAAAGTCATGCATACAGTTTCTGAAAATCAGTGCGGTAAATACGCATTACTGCTGCAACAGGCCAGAACCGAAGCACAGGCCGACGCTGCGACGCGCTTTTCTTCTCATCTTGACGCCATGATTCGCCACATCACAAAGGCGGAGTTATCCCGCGTGGAGATAGTCGAGCTGCTCAGTCAGGAGTCGGAAAAATTTCACAATATCGGATTGTCTCGCGGGGAGGTGCTTTGATGTCCTGTTCTCGTTCAGTTGTATTACTGAATAACGCCTTAAAAATCGCCGTTATGAAAAATGGCGATTTATCTCTTATTCAACTTGGTCTTGATAAAGAAAAACGCGAAATAACTGAGTCTGTTATCGCGATTTATCAGAACGAATTAAATCTCCTGTCTGATGTGGTCAATTTACTTGTTAAACGCGCTGTATTTCACAAGCAAATCTCCTCCGTGGATGAACTGACGAAATTAACGACAGAAATTGCCAGCTATTGCGCTGATGAATTTAAAAAACTTAACGACAAAAGGAGCTGGTAATGCCGGACAACGTAGATTTTATTCAGGAACAACAGGCTGAATTACTGGAGCGTCAGATTAACGCGGCAAGGGTAAAACATTGCGGTGCTTCTGCGCTGGTTTGCGAAGAGTGTGACGCGCCAATACCTGCTGCCCGTCGTGCGGCTTATCCGTCAGCCACGCGTTGTGTTTCCTGCCAGTCAGTCTTTGAAGCAAAAAACAAACATTACCGGAGAACGGCATGAGTATTCGTATTGAAATTGGCGAACGTTATGTCGTTACCAGTGACAGCTTTCAGTTTATTCTCCACGAGAAAAAGAGAGCGGAAAGCGGTAAAAACGCCGGTCAGGAATGGCTGGCGGTGGTTGGTTATTACCCGAAATTAAACCAGCTCGTTTCCGGCCTGATGCATCACGATATTCTGACCGGAAGCGCAAAGTCTTTTGCTGATTTAAACGCGCAGGTTGAGCGACTCAGCAAGCGTTGTTCAGAGGCTTTTGGCTCATATGGTCGTTAAAGCCTCCGGGCGTTTTGTCCCTCCGTCAGCATTTGCTGCAGGCACCGGTAAGGCGTTTACCGGTGCTTATGCATGGAACGCGCCACGCGAGGCTGTCGGGCGCGAAAGACCCCTTACACGTGACGAGATGCGTCAGGTGCAAGGGGTTTTATCTACGATTAACCGCCTGCCTTACTTTTTGCGCTCGCTGTTTACTTCACGCTATGACTACATCCGGCGCAATAAAAGCCCGGTGCACGGGTTTTATTTCCTCACATCCACTTTTCAGCGTCGTTTATGGCCGCGCATTGAGCGTGTGAATCAGCGCCATGAAATGAACACCGACGCGTCGTTACTGTTTCTGGCAGAGCGTGACCACTATGCGCGCCTGCCGGGAATGAATGACAAGGAGCTGAAAAAGTTTGCTGCCCGTATCTCATCGCAGCTTTTCATGATGTATGAGGAACTCAGCGATGCCTGGGTGGATGCGCATGGCGAAAAAGAATCACTGTTTACGGATGAGGCGCAGGCTCACCTGTATGGTCATGTTGCTGGCGCTGCACGTGCTTTCAATATTTCCCCTCTCTACTGGAAAAAATACCGTAAAGGGCAGATGACCACGAGGCAGGCATATTCTGCCATTGCCCGTCTGTTTAACGATGAGTGGTGGACTCATCAGCTTAAAGGCCAGCGTATGCGCTGGCATGAAGCGTTACTGATAGCTGTCGGGGAGGTCAATAAAGACCGTTCTCCTTATGCCAGTAAACACGCCATTCGTGATGTGCGTGCGCGCCGCCAGGCAAATCTGGAATTTCTTAAATCGTGTGACCTTGAAAACAGGGAAACCGGCGAGCGCATCGACCTTATCAGTAAGGTGATGGGCAGTATTTCTAATCCTGAAATTCGCCGGATGGAGCTGATGAACACCATTGCCGGTATTGAGCGTTACGCCGCCGCAGAGGGTGATGTGGGGATGTTTATCACGCTGACCGCGCCGTCAAAGTATCACCCGACACGTCAGGTCAGAAAAGGCGAAAGTAAAACCGTTCAGCTTAATCACGGCTGGAACGATGAGGCATTTAATCCAAAGGATGCGCAGCGTTATCTCTGCCGTATCTGGAGCCTGATGCGCACGGCATTCAAGGATAATGATTTACAGGTCTACGGTTTGCGTGTCGTCGAGCCACACCACGACGGAACGCCGCACTGGCATATGATGCTTTTTTGTAATCCACGCCAGCGTAACCAGATTATCGAAATCATGCGTCGCTATGCGCTCAAAGAGGATGGCGACGAAAGAGGAGCCGCGCGAAACCGTTTTCAGGCAAAACACCTTAACCGGGGCGGTGCTGCGGGATATATCGCGAAATACATCTCAAAAAACATCGACGGCTATGCACTGGATGGTCAGCTCGATAACGATACCGGCAGACCTCTGAAAGATACTGCCGCGGCTGTTACTGCATGGGCGTCAACGTGGCGCATCCCGCAATTTAAAACGGTTGGTCTGCCGACAATGGGGGCTTACCGTGAACTACGCAAATTGCCGCGCGGCGTCAGCATTGCTGATGAGTTTGACGAGCGCGTCGAGGCTGCACGCGCCGCCGCAGACAGTGGTGATTTTGCGTTGTATATCAGCGCGCAGGGTGGGGCAAATGTCCCGCGTGATTGTCAGACTGTCAGGGTCGCCCGTAGCCCGTCGGATGACGTTAACGAGTACGAGGTCGAGAGAGTGGTCGGCATTTACGCGCCGCATCTCGGCGCGCGTCATATTCATATCACCAGAACGACGGACTGGCGCATTGTGCCGAAAGTTCCGGTCGTTGAGCCTTTGACTTTAAAAAGCGGCATCGCCGCGCCTCGGAGTCCTGTCAATAACTGTGGAAAGGTCACCGGTGGTGATACTTCGTTACCGGCTCCCACACCTTCTGAACACGCCGCAGCAGTGCTTAATCTGGTTGATGACGGTGTTATCGAATGGAATGACCCGGAGGTCGTGAGGGCGCTCAGAGGTGCATTAAAACACGGCCTGAGAAGACCAAACCGTCAGCAAAGAAACGGAAGCCCGTTAAAACCGCATGAAATAGCGCCATCGGCCAGACTGACCCGGTCTGAACGATTGCAAATCACCCGTATCCGCGTTGACCTTGCTCAGAACGGTATCAGGCCGCAGCGATGGGAGCTTGAGGCGCTGGCGCGTGGGGCAACCGTAAATT